CACCTATGAGCTGCCGCGCATCAAGTCGCCGTTGGATGATATTCGGGCGCGTATGCATGCCCGACAATCAATCGTCATCCGTTAAGTCACTCCAACCACCGAAGCACTAATCGCCCGGCCTGCGAAAGCAGCGTCGGGTTTTTTGTGCCCAATCGCCTGCAACCGCCCGGCCTGCGAAAGCAGCGCCGGGTTTTTTGTGCCCACCGCCCGCAAGCCTCAAAGGGCCGGGCATTGAGAAGGATTAAGAAAATGAATTTGAAGCAACTGCGAAAGCAAAAGCGCGCTCTGGAGGCTTCCGCGCGCGCGAAGCTCGCCGAGATCAAGGACGGCGTCGAGGCTGAAGCCGCCCGCAAGATCGAAGACGATCACAAGCGCATGGTCGAAGAGATCGCGAAGCTCGATGTGAGGATTCGCGCGATGCGCCCGACCGAAGAAGATCGCGCCGTAGCGGATGATTCCGTCGACCCCTCCGACGACGAGGACGACGAGGACGATGAGGACGATAAGGACGATGAGGAGGACGACGGCGACGCTGACGGTGACGCCAAGCGCAAGCGTTCGCTTTCGCGTTCGCATGTGACCGAGTTGGTCGCCATCGACACACAGGCACGTGGCATGGAGATCGATCTCAATCTTGCCCAGGCGGTGACGCGCGGTGAGAACCCGGATGCAATGCGCAAACGCATGTTCGCCGAATTGGCGAAGCGTTCCTCGCAGAGGGGGCCGACCGGTGGCGGCAGCGACCTTCGCGTGATCCGTGACGAGCGCGAAGGCGTCGCGCAGTCGATGGAGCTTGCTCTGATCCAGCGCGTGCTGGGCTCGCGCGGCAACGATGGCATCGAGTACAAGCCGAAGGATGTGCGCGAGAAACAGCGCCTCGACCAGCATCGCAAGCAGGCCGAGCAGTACATGAATATGGGCCTCGTCGATATCGCCGCTGCATGCATCGGCTATCGCGGTCGCGGTTCGTATCTCACGGCGCGCGATGTCGATGACATCATGACCCGCGCGTTTCACTCGACCTCCGACTTCCCGAGCATTTTTCAGAACGTGCTCAACAAGTCGTTGCTCGCTCGTTATGAACTGGCGTTGCCGACCTATCGTCGGCTCGCGGCGCAACGCAACTTCAACGACTTCCGCCCGCATCCGCAGGTGCGCGCGGGCGACTTTCCGCAGCTCTTGCCCGTCAGCGAAACCGGCGAAATTCAATACGGTACTTCGCAGGATAGCAAGGAAGTCGTGAGCGTCAGCGCCTTCGGCGTTGTGTTCTCGATCTCGCGTCAGATGCTGGTGAACGATGACCTCGCGGCCATGGATCAAATCCTCGGCTCTGCCGGTGACACTGTGATGGTGTTTGAGAACACCACGTTCTTCACGATGTTCAACGCGAACCCGACGTTGGTGACCGACAGCACCGCTGTCTTCGCCAGCGGTCACGGCAACCTCGCTACTGCGGGTGCTGTGCCGTCCATCGCATCGATTGGTGCCGGTCGCGCAGCGCTGCGCGGCATGAAGTCGCTCAGCGGTCTGTATCTCAACATTCCGCCGCGCATCATTCTGACCGGCCCGACGCAGGAAACTGCAGCCGATCAGATGGTCACGTCGATCACTCCGACGCTGACCACCAGCGTTAACCCGTTCTCTGGTCGGTTGGAAAGCGTCTCCGACGCGAACATCACGGGCACGTCTTGGTATTTGGTGTCTGATCCGATGCGCGTGCCGTGCTTTATTTACGGCTTCCTGAATGGCTCGAATGGTCCGCGCACGCGCACCTTCGAACCGTTCGGCGTGCAGGGTATCAAGATCAGCCTTGAGCACGATTTCGGAGTTGGCGCAATCGACTACCGTGGCGTGTATAAAGATCCTGGATCGTAGGTAGCGCGAGTGAAATATCGTCGCTGGTACGACCACCTCATGGCTCGCGCCTTTGGGCGCGAGCTGGACGGCTACAGCGAGCGGCATCACGTCGTGCCGCGCTCGCTTGGCGGGTCCAATGCAAAATCGAACATCGTCCGATTAACCTATCGCGAACACTTTCTCGCGCATTGGCTACTGACGAAGTTCACAACTGGCCGCGAACAAATCAAGATGCTTCATGCGCTGCATCGTATGGGCAACGCAGAGAGCGACGATAAAGAGTTGATCGTTGCTGGTTGGCAATATGCTGTCGCCCGCAAAGCGCAGCGTGATGCGGTTCTAGGTTGTATACGAAGTCAAGAAACGCGCGCTAAGATGAGCGCGAGCAACATCGCAGCGCCTAGGGGTATCGCAATCGACGGGCGGTCACCTCGGTCGGCGGATGAATGTGCGCGTATTTCTCAGAGAAATCGCGAGCGAGTTTGGTCGGCCGAAAGCCTTGCCAAAGCGCGCGTTTCTCAGCTCGGCAAAAAGGACTCGCCGCAAACGATAGCGACGAAGTCAAAAGCACAGACCGGCAGAACTCACCCGTCAGAAACAAAATCCAAGATGAGCGCTTCGGCCACCAAGTTGTGGGCGGATCGGCGCGCGCATCGCGGTGCAAACCTCGTCAACGCCGTTCTGTCGTTCGGCGCTTAACCAAAAGGAAAATCACAGATGAAGAACCAAATCTCTCCGGGCAACACGATTGACGTGACTGCCCCTTATGCCGTCGTGTCGGGCGGCGGTTGCCAAGTCGGATCGATGTTCGGCGTCGCGGGTTATGACGCGGCGATCAACACGACCGTGACCCTCGATATCAGCAACGCGGTCTTCAACCTCGCCAAGACTTCGGCGCAGGCGTGGACCGTTGGTCAGTTGATCTATTGGGATAACACCAACAAGGTCGCTACCAGCGCTGCAGGCACCGGCAATCTCAAGATCGGTTTTGCGCAGGCGGTTGCGGCGAACCCTTCGGCGATCGGGCACGTTCGTTTGAACGGCGCGTTCTAAGTAGCCTGCAAATGCTCTCGCCCGAATGGACGGGCGAGACCGTGTTTATCGTGGCTGGCGGCCCAAGTGTCGCCAGCCAGAACACTGATCTGCTCAAAGGCCGCAAGGTCATTGTTATCAATTCGAGCTGGCAGCGTCTGCCGTGGGCGGACATCCTGTTTTTTGCCGACGATCGATGGTGGCGGGAATATTCAAAGCAAGTGCTCGCAGGCTTCCCGGGTCGGATTCTGACGTGCGCGCCGGAAAGCCGACATCCGCGATTTATGAAATTGAAACGAGCCTCGCTCGAAACGCGGCTTCATCCTGTGCGCGACACGGTGATGGTCCGGCGCACCTCGATGACCGGCGCGTTGAACGTCGCGATGCATCTCGGCGCGGCGAACATTGTGCTGCTGGGCCTCGACGGCAAGACCGGCGCGAACGGTCGCCTGCATCATCACGCCGAATACAGCCTGTCGATGGGTCACATTGAAGATACCTGGCAAGAGCAGCGGCAAGACCTTGTTTGTGCCCGCGTCAGCCTCAAGGCAAAAAACATTTACGTCGTGAATTCCTCTCCCGCCAGCGCATTGCTTGACATTTGGCCTTTTGTACCATTCGAGGCATTCCTATGAAGCCCGCGCTGCTGCTAAAGGGGATGCATGGTCTTGGTGATAATTTGCATCAGCGCGCAATTGTGAAACAACTATTGCCGCATTACGATCTATGGCTCGAAAGCTCATGGGTCGCGCCTTACGCCGATCTGGTCGGGCAGGGGCTCAAGATCACGCGCAAGCTGACGCCGCTGCGCACACAGACAAAGAATGCGGATCGCGAAGCGAAACAGTTTTTTCCGCAGCCGCTCAATACGGTACCGCATCGCGCTGTCTGGTATCGGCCGGATGAAGTGCGTTCGCGTGGCGGCGTGCTGGCCGCGATGTGCGCCAGTGCGGGCGTGAGTTACGAGGGCGCAGATTTTCGCTTGTCGGTGCCTGACGCATGGATGCGACGCGTCGATGATCTGATCAAGATGTGGCGACCGCGCAAGCCGATCTTGATTTACCGGCCGCTCGTCGAGCGCACCGAATGGAATGGATGCGCTGTCCGCAATCCGAACATCGATCACTATAGCCGGATATTCGACAGCATCCGCGACCGGTTTTTCACGATCTCGCTGGCCGATCTGGTCGAATCCGTCGAATGGATGACGAGCGACGATATCGATGCGGACGTATCGCTGCACAAAGGCGAGCTGGACTTCGAAGTCATGGCTGCTTTGTTCGCGCGCGCGTCGCTTGTGTTCTGCTCGCCGGGCTTCGCTGTGATCCTCGCCCAGGCGGTGGGGACGCCAGCTATCTGCACGTTTGGCCGATACGAGCGGGCCTATTCGTTTTCCGGTGGCGCGCGGTTCTCGAAATACCTCGGCATCGAGCCGATTAACCCTTGTGATGATTTCAGACATGACCGTAGCGGCGACAAAAACATCGATCTCGCAACCGCAATCCCGAACGCCCTCGTATTCGCCAGCCAAGCGGCCGAGCGTCACGCTTCCCACGTTGCCAAAGTACAATCTGGCTGATTTGCACAAGCGCTATATGTACGAAGGCGAGCTTGCAGCGCTCATCTATCTTATCGCAGGCGTCAAGCCTCGATGCGTTATCGAATTCGGCGTTAACTCCGGTCGCACTGCAAAGGCGATACTGCGCAACGTGCCCGGCATCGAGCGTTATGTCGGCATCGATGTGCCGCGCGGCTACGTCACGAATACGATAGTGCAACGCGCCGAAGTGACGGATCAACCCGGTGCGCTCGCGCTCGATGACAAGCGGTTTCGTGTTCTGCTGGCGTGCAACGGTTCGCATGATCTTGCGCCCGATGATCTGCCGTTCGCCGATGCCGTGTTTATCGATGGCGATCATTCGGCGCGCGGTGTGCGCCGCGACTACGCGCTGGCGCGCGCGCGTGTGCGCCCAGGCGGGATCATCATCTTTCACGACGATAACGGGAAGACCACGATCGATGTTTCTGCGGTGCTCGACGAGATCGCCGAAGGCGGCGCTCAAATCAAGCATGTCAATGGCACTTGGCTCGCGTTTGAAAACGTCAAGGTTGACTGATGGCAAATAGGTTTTGGATCGGCGGCACGGGCACCTGAATGTTTCTTACTCCGTAAGCATGTGAGGGTTAAAAATGAACTGGGCACAATTTCTTTCGCGCTGTTTTGCCGTGAGGGTGACCCTGTAAATGGCTAATCGTTGGTGGGTTGGTGGTACTGGAACGTGGGATGCGAGCACCACCACGCACTGGTCGTCTGTCAACTCAGGCGGAGCCGGTGGCGCATCAGTACCCGGCTCGGCGGACCCAGTGATCTTCGATGCTAACTCTGGCGGCGGCACTGTCACCGTCAACACGACCGTCAATGTTTCCAGCATCACCTGCGGAGCGCACACCGGGACGCTGGACTTCAGTGCCAACAACAACAACGTCACCGTAGGCTCGTTCGTCAGCACCGCGACCGGCACGCGCACGCTGAACCTCGGCAACGGCACTTGGACGATCACTGGCACCGCGAGCAACGTTTGGGCTATTACTGCGACCAACCTGACGTTCAATGCTAATTCGTCGGTCCTGACGTTCACGGCGACGACTACAGCGACCAGAAATTTTACCCCCGGCACGGCGCTGACCTACAGCACCGTGACGGTCTCGCCAAACACACTGGGCGGGCCGTTCCTCTTCAATGGCGCTGGTACGTTCGGGACATTAAACGTAAGTGGACCAGAGTTTATTCAGTTTGCTGCATTCTCTACCTTTACGATTTCAACAATCAACATATCAGGTAGCTCGGGCTCAGTGGTTTCGCTCCTTTCAGGGACTCCCGGCACTACGACAACCCTTTCCGTGGCATCCAACGCCCCGACGATCACATGGGCAGCCATTCGCGATTTGACCTGCACGGGCGGCGCGACATTCGCGGCGACGAATTCATTTGATCTCGGTCACAACAGCGGGATCACCATCACCGCGCCGATGGTGGTGCGGCACCCCCCAACATACCAGATAGGGATTTGACCGATGGCCGCCCCTTATAACCCACCGGTTAAGGGTGAGGATTTTGTCATTCGCATTGCTCTTACCAGCATGGCAACGGACGGTAGCTTCAAATCCAATCCGACGATTACGGCGGGCGACTTCAGTGTGGACAAGGATGGCGGCGGCCTCACCAACCTCAACACTACACCGACTGTTGATCCAAGTGGTTCGATCTTGGTGAAGATCACATTGTCGGCGACCGAGATGACGGCGGATGTTGTGACCATTGTCGGCATCGATCAAACCAGTCCGAAAGAATGGGCTGACTTTGCTCTGAGCATTCCGACCACGACCTGATCAAATCATGCCCTTCGCTCGTATTTTCTTTGGAAACAAGAGTGCGGGCCAGACCTTTGACAATGCGGTTTCGATAAACGCGGTAGCCGCGATTACCTCCAGCAACATCGCAGCGTTCGCAGCCTCTGTCTCGCTCATTGCAGTGATGCGAGCGACATCAGCCAGCAACCTCAATGCTCTAGCATCGGCTTCATTGAATGCTGTCGTGGCGCAAGCCGCCAGCGGCGGTATCAATTATCAGAATGCAATTTCGCTCGCTGCATTCTCTTCGCTGACGCCAAGCGCTGCGCTTGTGATGAGTTCGACAGCAGCGATTAATGTTGTTGCTGCTGCAGCCGCAGCCGCTGGCCTTGATGCGGCCGACAGCGTGACGCTCGGCAGTGTGGTCGCTGCGACGGTCGCTATCGGTGGCCGTGATCTGTCTGATACGATTGATCTTGTGGTGACGGTTGATCAGCTCGCCCAGGCGGCGGTTAGTATCGAGCGGTCGGCAACGTTCAATGCCGTTGCGTCGGACACGGCCTCGGCAAGCGTTACCGTCGAGGGCACCATCTCGCTTGCGGCGATCACCGGCATTACGTCGGCAAGTGGCGCTGAATACGATACGCAGCTCAGTTTCTCGATGACGATGTCGGCCTTGGCCGCTCGCTCAATCGACATACAGGATGCAATCGATCTCGCCGCCATGCTGGCGGTGCGCGCGCATTTCGGTGCTGTGCAACCTATCGGCGACGTGACGGTTTTACAGGGCACGTTCGCAGACCTTATCGAGCTGGCTGGGATCAAGGACAGCAACAGCAATCTCGACGGCAATTTCGTCATCACCGTCGCCCTCGACGGGCGAACGCTCAACTAGCGAGGACATTATGAAGCACGAAGTTAGTGCCGTTCTTTCGGCGAGCGCAGACGCATGCCTTGGCGCTGGCCTCGATGTCGGCGGCCCGAAGATGGAGAGTATCTATCGCGTTGAATGCTTCGGCAGCGACGGCCTTTTGAAATGGGTCGAGGAGGTCCACAACACCGTCGTCAACGCCGGTCTCAATGATCTGCTTACGCAATATTTTAAGGGTTCTGCCTATACTGCCGCGTTCTTTGTCGGCTTGAAGGACACCGGGACGATTGCCGCCGCTGATACCATGGGGTCTCATGGCGGCTGGACCGAAGACAGCAATTATTCGAATTCGACCCGCCCTTCGCTCACGCTGGGCTCGGTCTCGTCGCAGTCGGTCGATAACTCGGCATCGAAAGCCGTGTTCACGATCAGCGGCTCAACGACGATTTTTGGCGCGTTCGTCACCACTAATAGCACCAAGGGCGGCACGACCGGCACGCTGTACGGCGCGGCTGACTTCTCTTCATCGCGCGCGGTGCTGAGTGGCGATACGCTTAACGTTACGGTTTCTCTGACCGCCAGCGCATCGTAGTCATGCCAGCCGTCAGTCAAGACATCACGCATTATGTCGGCGACACGCGGATCATTAAGATTCCCGTGCTCGATGGCGCAGGCAACAATGTCGACTTGACCGGCGCAGGCGTGTCCTGGTGGATGGGCAAGAACGTCACGGCGACCGGCGCGGATGTCTACATCAAGAAAATCCTCGGCGCTGGCATCACGCTCATGCACGACACTTCCGGTCTCTTCACGATCACGATCACGGTTGCGCCCAGCGACACCGCGTCACTCACCGCAGGCACGTTCTATCACGAAGCGGCGGCGATCGATGCGGACGGCAACATCGCGCGCATCTCGCTTGGCAAGTTTATCCTTAAGCCAACGCTGATCCCTGATGCGGAGCTGGTCGAGCCATGAGCACATTATGAGCATCGATTTTCCAAGTGCGCTGTTCGATCCGATTTATCTGGCGCTTGGCGTGCAGGCGATTGTCACGCCGGGTGCGACCTCGACGCCGGTTGAAATGCTCGCGATGGATCAAACCGCTGGCATCATCGTCACTGAAGGCAAGCTCGGAATTCAGGCGATCAAGCCCGCGTGCTCGCTGCGCGCGCGCGAGCTGACCGCGAACAATCTGCAGCCGTCCGATCTTAAGGACGGCACCATCACGTTGTGGCCCGACACGGCGGACGAACAAACGTGGCGTATCGAAAACTATTCGATCAAGCCATCGCCGACCGGCAACCTTGCCGGTGAAGTGCAGCTCATCCTGATCAAGGTGCCGTAAATGGACCGTCGCGAACAAATCCTCGCGCGATTACTTGTGATCGCGCAGCAGACGGCTGGCATCAATGTCGCCTATCGCAACAAGCCGGGCATTAACGAAGCCGATCTCGACGTTGTCGTGATCTGCGATGGCGATGAGCAGAGCGACGAGCGCGATCCGGAAGGCTCGCGACCAACCAACTCGCCACGGCGTGTCGTCATGACGCCGTCGATTGAGATCACGGCGGGTGGTCCTCCAGAGACGATCGGCAGCACGATCAACGGCTATCGCGCGAAGCTGATCAAGGCGATCTCCACCGACGCGACACTGATCACGCTGTGCCTTGATCGTTTCGGCATTCGGTATCTCGGCTGCGTCTCAGGGTCGGGCCTGGGCAGCACGATGGAAGCGAACATGGTTCTGAATTTCGCGTTCGCTTACCGGCTCTTCCCCGACGAGCTCTAGCCAGCTTAACGCAGCTTCAACCCCTGAACCGCTCGGTCCTGAAAAGACCGGGCGGTTTTGTTTTGCAAAGGAGACTTAAAATGCCTACTGTTTGGACGCATATTGGCAACGTCGGCAAATTCACTGTGAGCCGCAGCCGGAAATCAAGGAACACTATTCGTCGATGGACGGTTCAAAACTGGTCGACAAGATCGCGATCGTCTCCAAGAAAGCCGAGTTCGCGCTCGATGTTGACGAATGGACGCTCGACAACACCGGCATGGCGCTGCTCGGTATTCAGAGCACCGATACCGTTGGTTCTTTCATCGAGATCATGGGCGCGGCGGCGGTTGAACGTCAACTCAAGTTCACCGGCAATAACGATTTCGGCGGCAAGGTCGAGATCATTCTGCCGCATTGCTTCCTGATGTGTAAGGACGCGATTTCGATGATCGGTGACGATTGGGGGCCGTTGGCGATCACGGGGCAGATTTTGCGAACGGCACCGGGCGGCGATCTGACGCAAGGCTCGTTCGGCACGTTGCGCTTCCTGACCGGCGCGACCGGTACGGCACCGTTGGCCTCGCCGAACACGCTCAACTATTATATCGGCAAGGGCAGTGTCTTCACTGCGCCGCTTGAGTAACAATGGACCTCATAAGTCTATCACCGGCAACCAAGACCGTCGCGCTGGGTAGTGCGGCGGTTGAGGTTTCCGGTTTGTCATTGCGCAAGCTTACGCAGCTCGTTTCCGCGTATCCCGATTTGCTCGGCTTCGTCGCTGGCGGCACGACCGACATCGCAAGGCTGATCATCAACGCGCCGAATATGGCGCTTGCAATTTTCTCGGTTGGTGTTGTCGGTCCTGCGCGTCCGCGCTTGTGGCGGCGGTGGCATTCGACTCTCAACGACGACGATTTGCTTAAGGCGTTCGATAATGCGGCGACCGGGCAGCAGATTGAAATTATTGCGACCATTGTCGATGTCACGTTCAAGGGCGGTGAGCGTGCCGTCCCTTTCCTAAGAAGCGTAATCGGTTCGCTGGTGACCTCGACGCCGAATTCAAAGCCCGAGCCCGAGCCGAGCGCCGCCCCGAACGAGAGCGAGACCCGCGAAGAACCTATGCCGACATCGTCGAGCGACTGATCGCCTATGGACATCCGCCGCACGCGGTGTGGAATTACACGCCAGTGCAGGCGGCGGCGTTCATCGCGCTCGCCGAACGACGGCGGCGCAAGGAACGTGTGCTCGATCTGTCGCTGAACGCGATGGCGCATCGCGGCAAGGCAGACGACATTAACAAGAAGATCAGGAAGGATTGGGACGACGAATGAAAGTCGATATCACGCTCGTCAAGCCGCAAGACTTCGGCAAGATGATGGAAGACAACCATACGAGCGTGAAGAAGGCGTCAACTGCAGCGTTCCGTGAAGGTGGCGACAACATCAAGAAAGCGGCTCGCGCCAATATCGCATCAGGCGGATTTTCGTCTCGCTGGCAGAATGCGATGCGCGTCAACGTTTATCCTAAGACCGGCGATAGCGGCAGCCCGAAGATTTTGGCGTATCACAAGATCAAATATGCGGGTCAGTTCGAAGACCCCGGACCAGTCCGGGGTCATCCGCTGCTATGGTTGCCGATTGAACAAAATCTGCCGGGTGGGAAGCACTGGTCGCCTTCGCTGTTCACGCGGATGATCGGCCCCCTTCGCGGGGGCCGACATGGCTCGCGTCCAATCCTGTTCGGTCAAGTCTCGGTCGGTGGCGGTGGCAAGAAGGTGCTTCGGCTGACGCGCAAGGGGGCGCGCGCGAAACCGGCGCAGAAAGCATGGTTGCCGGTGTTTATCGGCGTTTCATCGGTGAACAATTCGAAACGGCTCGACATCACGTCAGTGGTCGAGGCAGAGGCCGGTGATCTCGCGCATATATTTTCCACTAAGTGGGAAGAGCAGAGTTAACCAGCATGGCAAAGAAAAATGAAATCCTTCTTAGCATCGCGTTGGAAGGTGACGAGGACGTTAAGAAAAAGCTGGAAGGCATCGGCGACAGCGGCAAGAAACTTGGCGAGGGGAAAGGCTTCGGCGAGCTTGGAAAAGGCTTCGGCGAGTTTGGAAAAGGCATCGAAGGCGCGAAGGCAGGTATGGGTGAGCTTGCTGGGCCGCTGGGGAAACTGCGTGAAGCGTTTGGTCCTCTGATTGAGGGGGCCGGACTTGGCGGCATTCTTGGTGGAGCTGGCGGTTTGCTTGGTCGGCTGTTCGGCGCTGCGGGGCCACCGGCTGCGATTGCAGCTCTGACCGGTCTGGCGGTTCATTTGGCAAAGGTTTCGGAGGAGACCGAGAAAACCAAATCGCGTCTTAAAGCTCTCGGGGCTGGTGATGAAGGCTTCGAAAAACTTACTGCTCAGGCGAAATCACTCGGCACGGATGCATCATCGCTGCAGCCGACATTTGAGAAAGCTCTTTCGTATAATCGCCAGATCGCAGCCTCGAACCGTTCGGTTATTCACCCGCCCGGTTTCGAAGAGACTGAAAATCCCAAAGCAAATGATGTTCAAATTATCGGTGCTGGCCGGTCTGACACTCCAGTCAGCTTGAGGAATGTGTCCAAAGCGCAAAGCGCGCTGATCAATGAGACCAAGGTTGACAGCAAACAAGGTGGCGAGGCTGCGGCCAAGGCAATTGACCAATTCTTTGACAGCATCTTCAAAAACAAAGGTCTTGTTTCGGACGCGGTCAAGACGCTGCAGGGGTTTTCTCCCACGACCGCGAACTTTGTCGGCAGTTCGCTCTCTCCGTCACTCGGTCAGGACACGGGCACGGCGGAAAAGCTGATCGCGTACATCGATCAGCATGGTTCGCTTTCTCCGAGTAGCGTGGTCAACGAAGTCGCGAAAAATTCCGAGAAAGCAACGGCGGATGCTGCTGCCGCCCATGGCATAAGCGATTCGTTTGATCGTCTCAAATCAAGCACCGACAGACTTGATGAAGCATTCGCCAAAGCCGCTGGAGGACCGGCCAATAAAGCGCTGACGGGAGCGCTCGACAAAGCCGCTGGCGGTATGGACAAAGCCGCTGATTTCGTCGCCACAAGCGGGAAAAAAATTGTCGATGATGCCGTGAGCGGTGCCAAGCGTGGCTCTGAAATCGGCGGAAATATTACCGGTAAAATTCCTTTGGTGCCGAATGCAGACCTGTTTGGCAAAATTGAAGGCGGTTTTATAGGCGGCGTGATCGGGGGCGCTGGCGGCGTTGCCAGTGAAATTGGGAAGGCGATTTCGGATACGTTTCTTGGCAAGGCCGTGGTCAATCCCGGCGCATTGCAGGAAAAGGAACGGTCGCAGCCGGATGCGCTGTCGAAGGCGGCGACCGTTCAATCGAACGCGGCGACCGATCAATCGAAGGCGGCGATCGATCAATCGAAGGCGGCGGGCGATCAATCGAAGG